ACGTTGACCAGCGGCAGGGCGACCTTCGCCGCCCACCACTTGCCGTCCTGCGCCGCGCGGCCGATCGTGCCGGACAGGGTTTGTCCGCGTCGGCCGCCGCCGAGCGCGTTCAACGCCTCGTCCTGTTCGGTGGCGAACAGCTTCAGGCGGTCGAACAGACTCGCCATCAGACAACCACCTGGGCGATCTCGTCCGCCGTCAAGCCCGCGCCCGCGAGCACCTGGAGCATGCCGGCGTCATCCTTGTAGACGTTGGGCCAGTCGGGGGCGAACCACTGCGCAAACAGGATCGGCTGAGCGTTGAGGATCGCCCAGACCGGGGCGAGCTTGCCGATGGCGTCGAGGCGGGCGACGACGGTGGACTTCGGCAGTTCGGGCCGGATCACCGGGGCCGGCGGATCAGCGATCACGCTGCGGGCGATCTTCCAGCGGGCCAAGAGCGCGTCATCGTAGCCGTCGAGCGCGGAATAGGGGATCTGAACAGCGTTCCGAACATAGTCGCCGGGCTGGGCGCCAAACGTTTCGGCCTCCTGCGGCGTGTCGATCCGCTGTTCCTGGGTGACGACGACCACGCCCGAGAGGGTATGCTGGCCGCCTTGCGGGTCGGTGAGGGTGTAGACGTTCATCCTAAAGCACTCCGAAGCCGGCCGGCGGGCTATACACTAGAGTATTAATGGTCATCTGAGACGGCCACAGCGATACTCCAGGGAAATAAGCGGCGGACGAAATAGTTAATCCACCTGTTCCGGCTACTGGATTGCCGCTAGCCTGCCAAACGTTGTTCTTGGAAAAGTATAATTTCAACGCCGTCAAATCCATCGCGACGCCAATAATATCACCAGACGTGTAAGCTGAGGGGGAACTAACTACTGCGCTGTTGTTTGTGACATCACCGCTTGAGCGATAGCTCCACGCATGAGTGTCCAATCCAAACTGGCCAAGTCCTGCGGTTGCGTCGGCAATGGCGACGCCGGCTAGCGTGCCAACAACATCGCAAGTCACCTCGAAATACCACTTGCCTGCCGACTTGCTGGCCGTTCCGCGCACACTCTGGCTGCTGCCTCCCGGCCCAGCGGCGGTGCGGTTGCCGTTCGACAGAACCACGCCAGCCGCCTTATCAGACGGGTTCCATAGATAGCCTGGAGGAACGCCGCCGGCGCATTGTGGGCTGGGAAATGGCAGCATCAGGCCCCCTTGCGGAAGCTGGCTTCGATCTTGCTGGTGCGGGCGTTGTATTGCCCAAACACCCGGTCCGCCTTGCTGGCCGTGGTTTGCAGCGTCGGGAGGCCGGCAAGGCCGAAATCCCAGATCGAGTTCCAGTTGACCGTCCGCGAGCCGGTGGCGTCCTGCACGATCTCCAGGGAGACGCAGAGGCCGTCGTAGAGATGGCTCGGGGCGCCGATGGTGTGGCCGCTGGCCGTCAGCGTCACGGTGGCGTTGTAGCCGCCGTTGCAGTCCCAGGCGATGGTCGCCGCGTCGGTGAGCGTCTGGAACGCCGACGATCCCATCAGCGCGCCCGAGGTCAGCGCCTTGCTGGTGTCCGAGCCGGTGCGCACGTCCGAGGCCGCCGCCGCCGCTACAGTGAGCGTGTAGTTGCTGACCGAGGCCAGGCCCGCGCCGGCTGTGACGGCATAGCCCCAACTGGCCGCCGAGCCGTTGGTGGTCAGGAACTTGCCGGCGTTGCCGGTCTGGCCGGGCAGCGCGCCTGCGGCCATGTTGAACGCGGTGGCGTCCACGTAAGCCTTGGTCGCCGCATCCTGCGGGCTGCTCGGGTCGAGGACGGCGTTGATCTGACTGGCGTTAAGATTGAGCGCGCCGGTAAAGCTCGACGCGCCCGAAACGGTGATCCCGCTATCGAACACCTTGGGCGCTACGCGCTTCACCGCCGCCGAGCCATCGGTGACGATCGAGGCGATCTCGCCGGCCTGGAGCACGACGCTGGCCGAGCCGTTGGAGATGGTCAGCGCGCTCGTGCAGGCGTTCCACACGTCGTAGCGTTTGGCGACCGAGGGAATGGTGACGGTGTACGGCCCGGTCCCGGTAAACTTCAGCATGGCCGAGCGGGCTTCGTCGGCCGCGCCGTTCGCCGTGGTCAGGCTGTAGTCGGCCGCCAGCGCCTTGGTGGTCCAGCCGGAAATGGCGCTGTCGATGAGCTGGAAGGCGCCCGTGTTGAGCAGGCTTCCCCAGGTGTTGAGGTTCTCGCCCGTCGCTTCCAGAATGAAGCGCAGGGAGGCGGAATAGGTGCTCGGCATTTACAGTGCGCCCCCAGCGGGATCGGTCCAGGTCGAGCCGTTGGACAGCCCGATCTTGTGCTTGTCGGCGACGTAGACTTGGCAGCCGGTCCAGTCGGCGGCCGGCGGAAGCTGGGCGAAGGTGAAGCTCGCCAGCCGCTCGGGGCCGCTCGGGCTCGCGTTCTTGAAGGCGGCGTTCAGCCGCAGGGCGAACATCCGCGCCCAGCCCGGTGCGGTCGGGTCGATCAGCGGGGCTACCATGACGGCTTGATCCGCCCCGACGACAGCCGCCGGTTGGTCTCGGCCCTGAGCCGGCTATAGGCCTCCTGCTCCTGGCGCATGGCATTGGCGATGCGCGGGTCCTGCTCGGAGGCGGACAGATAGTCGCGATAGAGGATGATCTTACTGCGCGCGGCGAGCAGCGGCGCGGCGTTCAGCGTCCAGACGTTGGAGGCGTTGTCGTTGCCGTAGTCCAGCGCGGTCGCGTCGGGGACTTCCAGCCAGACTACGGTGTAGGCCTGCGCCGGCCACGGCCACAGCCGGATATTCGAGCCGAACACCGCAAAGTCGGTCGGCTGGCCGGTGACGACGACGGTGTTGAACTGCTCGATCTCCTCCATGCTGCGCTTGGCCAGCGGGTAGCGGACCTGATTGACCAGCAGGAAGGGGCGGTCGAGCAAGCGCACGCCCGAGGGCAGCGCGAGGTATTCGTTGCCGATGGTGCAGGTAGAGGTGGTGCGGACTTCGGTGAACCACCAGCGCTCGGCGGCGTAATAGTCGATGGCGTCGGCGATGACGCGGTTGAGCGCGCTCAAGAGATCGTCCGCGAGGTCGTCGCGGTTGGTCTCGTCTATGATCCTGGACTTGAGATCGCCAAGCGTGCCCGCCATGGGGAAAGCGGGGAGGAGCGCGAAGCCCCTCCCCTACCCTCAGCCGATGTTCGGATGATAGGTGATCACGACGGTCGAGCGGCCGGCCGAGCCGGCCGTGCCACCGAGCGCGACCGAGGCGTAATAGGCCTGATCCGCGGCCAGCGGTCCGGCCTTGGCGACCGGGACCACCGTATCAACGCGGGCGGCGGCGGTGCGCACGTCCGAGCCGTTGATCAGGTCGGTGCCGGTGGCCGTGGTGCCGACCGAGAGCGCCACCGAGACCGTGCCGTTCCAGGCCGTGTCGGTGATGATCATGGTCTCTTTCAGCACCGCGCCGGCCGGAAGCTCGCCGATCAGGACGCCGGCGGTGATGCCGCTGTCGCTGTAGTTGATCGTCTTGCTGATCTGGTGCGTCATATACTGGTGGTACTTGCGGGCGGGGGTCGTCATGGTCCTTGCTCCTTACGGGGTGTACGAGGCCATCACGACGGTCCCGAAGTCCGCCGAGTTGAACCGCAGCTTCTTGAGGCCGAGGATGCAGCCGGCTTCAACGCCGAGCTGGTTGCCGTAGTCGAACAGCTCTTCGTTCCAGTCGAAGTTCTCGAACGACTGGCCCTGACCGAAGCCGATCGCCGCCGACTGCGCGCCCAGCAGAACCGCCCGCTTGGCGTTGGTCACCGCCGCCGCCGTGGACGAGTTCACGCCATTGGTGATGCGGGTGCTCTCGTGCAGGATGACGCCGTTGTAGACGCCCAGGGCGCCGGTCATCACCGGGTTGTCCTTGGAGCCGTCGCCGGTCATCGCGGCCTTCTGGATGTCGAGCCACTGGCCGGTCGAAGTGTTGGTGCGAAGCTGGGTCACCTGCTTGGTGTGCAGGACGGCCACGTAGCGGTCCTCGCCGTTCACCTTCACCGGGCGAATGACCGGGCTGGCGAGCTTGGCGACTTCCAGCGCCTTGTCGATGAAGGTCAGGGTGAACTCGTCGCCGGTCGTCAGGTTCTCGTCGGCGGTGTGGCTGTTCGGCGCGTACTTGTGGCCGCTGTCCGGCGCGATCACCGCCTGCATCCCGGTATAGCGGGTGTCGGTGACGGCGGTGTTGCCGCAGACCTGATTGAAGAACGACACGTCCAGGCGGCCCGCCCACCAGTCCTTCAGGCCCATCATCGCTTCTTCGCGGACGGACCAGGGGATGCGCTGCTCGCTCATCTTGCCGGCCGAGCGAACGGCGTGGCGAAGCTGATCGACGTAGAGCGCGTCGGTGTAGGTGGTCAGCGCCTCTTCGTTGCCTTCCAGCGTGCCGTCGCCGGACACGCCGTCGCCCGAGAGCTGCATCCGCAGCGTCACGGTGACCTTATCGCCGGCGCCCTTGGAGGTCTCATCGAAGACCTGGAGGATGTCATCGGAGCTGTTGCCGATGAACTTCTGTATCCAGGTGGCCTTCAGCGCTTCACGCGCTAGGGCCTTCCTCCAGAGTTTGACGGCTTCTGCGGCGTTCACGCCGTAGCTGGTGCTTGCCATGGGTCGGCTAAGTCCTTGGGATGGGGGTGATTGCTCACCTCCGTCCCGTGGAGGCCGACGAGGCTGGGAATTACGCCCCCGAGCGGCGTTGGTCCGTGCCGTGGACCAGACGAGGCGCACGAATGCGCAGTGACATTTATGCCACAGTCAAGGCTTGGCCGTCAATCTGCTACTTCGCCCGCCGCTCCTGCTGCCGCAGCTTGGCGAACGCCGCATCGAAAGCCGCGCCGTTCAGTCCGGCCACGGAGCCCGCGGTCATCGAGCCGCCGCCAGCCGGCTTGCTGACCGGACGCGCGCCGGCCCGGCTGCTGTCGGCGAGTTTTTGCAGCTTGTCGGCCGCCTGGGAGGCGCCGGACGCGAACCCGCGCCGCTTGGCGAGGTTGTAGACCGTCTCGGCCGGGTCGCGGCCCTGGCTGATCGCAGTGTGGACGACGCCGATCAGGTCTTGCGCCAGTTGCCGTTGCAGGCCCTCGCCGGCATAGCCCAAGGCTTCCAGCTCGGCCTGGCGTTCGGTCCGGTAGTGCGAGGCGGCGTCGAAATAGTCGGGATGGTCGGCGGCGAAATCGCTCTCGGCCTCGCTCATGCTCGAGGTGATCGCCTGGAACTGGCGGACCCGCTGGGTCTGGCTCTGCTCCTGCTCGCGGTCGGCCTTCTGGGCGGCGATGAACTGGCGGACCACGGCTTTAAGGCCGTTGATGTCGCCGATCGGGTCCTCATCGTCCTCACGCAGCTTGGCGGCCAGATCCTCGAACGGATCGACCTGGGCGCCCTTGCTCTGCGCCTCCAGCCGGGCGAAGCGCTCCTCCAGGTCACGGGCGCGCTTGGCTTCAGCCTTGCGGCGGCTGCGCTCGGCGGCGAGGGCGGCTTCCTTGTCCTGGGCGATCTTCTCCCAGTTCTTCGGCGCCGGCTCGTCTGATGCGCCGTCGTCGCCTTCCGTCTCCTGATGGCCGGCGTCGGCCACATGGGCGTCTTCGTGGCCATCATCGCCCATCGCTTCGGCGCGGGCGGCTTCAAACTCGGCGACGTCGGGGCTTTCGCTCATTGCGGTCCTTGGGCTGGTCCCGGCATGGCCCCGCCGGGTGGGGGCGCGGGCTGCGCCTGGGGCGTCGGATTGGGCTGCTGCGGCGCGGCGGCTTGGCCCTGCTGCGCCTCGCGTTCGAGGTTGGCGGCCAGGAACTCCACCCCGCGCTGAGCGTGGGTGTCGTGGGCCGAGCTGATCGCCTTGAAGGCCTGGGCGCGCTTGTGCTCGGCGTCGGCGCGCTTGGCGTCGATCTCGGCCGCCGCACCCTCGGCCTGCATCTGCTGCGCCTGCGGGTTG